TTGGGGTTTGTTGATCTTACGAAAAGGTTTATTAAAAAGAACGAACGTGAGAGCATCCAACATTGTGGACTTACCTGCTCCATTTGTGCCGATGATCAAATTTGTATTATATTTTTGGAAATTGATTTCAGTCCAAGTGTTGCCAGTGGAAAGAAAGTTCTTCCATTTAATCTTTTGAAAAATTATCATTCAATTTAGGAGGAATAACGATATCGTCAGGGGTGATCACTGCATACTTATAATTATAGTGCTTACAAGTCTTTATGGCAAGCTCATCGTCAACCTCCACAACATCCATAAGGGTCTCTTCTTCTTCATTTTCAAGCATCATAGCATAACGCTCCGCATCATCCTCGTCTTCAAACAAAAATAAGACTTTGTTCCCATACTGGTCTTGAACAGCATAGGCACCGTCTTCTTTCTTATCTTTGACTGTGAGGAGAAACATTACTCTACTTCGCAAGCTTGTCTATACAAATCTTGGAAGATACCTTTGATTACATTTTTGTCAAACTCAAATTCTGATTCGTCAATATAACGATTTAGAATAGAAATTGTACTTTCTTCTTCATCAATATCAAACTCTTCACTTTCATGGACATCAAAGTTTTCAACAATTTTGAGATCTTGAATTCCTACTGTATGAAGTTTATCAATAAACTTTTCAAAATCTTTAGGGTTTGTCTTTTTGCGGACGATTACCTTGACGATTTTGTTTTCATACTCCGTAGCATTGAAGAGTTTGTAGTTGGTATCCTCATAATAGATGTTATAAAATAATTTATAAGGATTGTTGATTGGAGTCAGAGTGAGGGTTTCCGTATCGAAAATGTGGAAACCACGAGTATCATTCACATCTGTCCAATACATCTCATAAGGATTCCCTAGGTATGAGATTCTTCCGTCTGACGATCGAGTGTGATAGTGTCCCGAGAAGACATGATCGAACTTCTCAAATAGTTTGCTGTCCAAACCGTGCTCCATGATGATTTGTCGATTAACTCTAAATCCTTGGAGTTCCAGGTGCCCCATCGCACACCTGCAAGAAGTCTTTTTGATAGTGTTGAGAGATAGTTCTTCATTTCCTTGATTAATCCATGGTAAAAATAAAATATCAAGTCCACCAACATTAACTTCGGTTGGTTGACTGTATGCTTTAATATTAGAGTAAGTCTGAAGTAAGAGTTCTGGAGAGTTTACTTCATTCGTGTTCTTGTAGTATGTGTCATGATTTCCGATAATCATATGAACATCATACTTTTTGAGAGGGTCAAACACAACCCTCTTTGCCCATTCTAGACTCTGATAGTCGATCGACTTCCGACTATCAAAAGCATCACCCATGTGTATGACTGCTTCTACTCCATGCTCTTCTAGGGCAGGGAAAAATACATTCTCATAAAAGAGTTCGAAATAATCGTGTAGATACTTGGAACCCTTACGTGCCCCGTAATGAGTATCCGTGATGATGGCAACCTTCATCGATTCTTATAGGTGATGTTGTCCTTAATAGTATTATAGTCCGAACTGCTACCAGAAAGCAAGCTGTCGTCAACCATCATAACCTCATCAAATCCAGTTCTTTCAATAATCTTGGTTTTGATGTCTAACTGCTTTTTCTCCTTTTGGATTCTGCGGAGAAAAGCATAATGAATGATCTGAGTAAAATAAGCAAAAGGATTCTTAGATTTCTCTGGATCAAAGTTATGAATATACTGAACGCAGTTCTCAATACCATCAGAGATCATATCTTCTCTGAACATGTAGTTTACAAAGTTGGGTTTATATGAGAGGTGCGTTGCGATTTTAAGAAAACATTCGCCAAGATAATTTGGAATTGGTGGTTTACCTTCCCACTGCTTTGCTCTTTCTTGTTTTGGTTGCTCAGTGAGATCTCTATCAAAAATCTTTTTGTATGATTTTTCTACCCGTATGCGGTAGTTAATCATTGCCTCCAACAATTCCTTGTTATTTACATAATGTTCTGTCTTCTTTTTGGGCATAACATCGGACTCTGTGTAATATAAGTTGTTATTATTATACCATACTTTGGGGACTTGACAACATTGGAAATCATGTGTAGACTACCTTTGTCCGGGTTGAAGAGTCAGATCTAGCTTTCTATTGAGTTATTAAATATATCTTCTAGTTTCTTTCTAGCAGACTCTACCGATGAGATATATCCCATCTTTCTAGAAGGTCTAGTAGAACCTGACTTATTATCGTTAGAAGGGTTATAAACGCTTATATCACTATCATCGTCATCATCAACATAATTATTGTAAATATCAATTATTCTTTCATCAGTAGTTTCAGTCATAGTAATAATCCTATCAGGTTTTATAATAAAGATATCATCAGAAGACATTTCAATCCAAGACTTGACTTTGATATGCATTCCGTGATGAGTATTATAAACTTTCATCGTAATTGGGTTTTGCAATAGAAGCAATGGATCTCCGTCATTATCGTCAACAGAGACCAATGATATTATTTCTTCACCAGATGTAAGTTTTATAATTGCGTAGAATTCGTCTCCCATTAGTTTTTTAGCGGTATGTTTACAATATCATAGTTAAAATTTTCTTCGTTATAAACTTTGATTCTTTCTATTAGATGATTAAGGGTGTAATTTCTCCTAGACTTGTAGGAAATGTCGTCAGCAATATCATATAAAGTTGCTTTTGTCTTGTTATTGCCTTTTCTGAGGACTCTTCCAATACTTTGCAGATTTCTAATTCTGGACTTTGAAGGAGAAGCAAAAATAACATTGTGGAGATTCTTAATGTTAATACCAGTAGAGAACGTTCCGTATGAAGCGACGATAATCGCATTGTTTTCTCTCTCTGTAATCTCCCTTACTTTTTCTCTATCTTCTGTTGCCACTCCACCATGAACAAAGAAGACATGACGTTCATCTGCCTTTGAATTATTTATCAAATCGTAAAGGGGTTGTCCGTGCCCCTCAACACGGGAAAATAATATGAGTGTATTACCTTTAAGATCAAGGGCAAGGTTACGTATAAACTTGTTTCGTCTGTCATGATTGATAATGTACTGAACTTCTTCTTCAAAATTTTCAAATCTATGTGCAGGGTGTTTCAATAAAAGCACGTTGATGTCTAATTTGGCAACATGTCCTTTCTTCATCAGTTCTTCTGTTCTGATGATTTTGTAAGAAGGACCAAACAATCCTTCTAACACCCATTTATGAGTTTGTGTGCCGTCAAGTGTTCCAGTGAATCCAAATCTATACTTACAATCTGCAAGTTTAGACATTATAGATATTAAAGACTTAGACTTGAACTGGTGTGCTTCATCTCCAACGACCACATTAAATCTTGAAAAATATTTGCGAGGGAGTTTGTAGATGGACTGCCAGGTGGTGATAATCACCTGCGAGTCAGTCTCTCTTTCTTTTCCCGCGTAAATTTTGTGACAAAATGAACCTACGTCCCAACCATAGTCTGCAAAGTCTTTATACATTTGCTCTACAAGCGAAGTCGTCGGAACGACTATCAGAATATTTTGTCCTCTCTCAACGTAATATCTCACAAGAGAGTATATCATCAGAGACTTTCCAGAAGCAGTTGGGGATATCAACAGCCTTCTATTATGTCTTAGGGCGTCGTATACTCCCTCTACTTGGTACTCGCGGGGAGAATACTTGCAAATAGCGTTCATATAATCTTTTACACCTTCCTTTGAGATGAAGTCATTGACCTCAAAAGGGAGACCATAGAATTTGTTGTCAACAAACTCATAGGTATATTCGTGGTTCTCACAAAACCGCGTTAGTTTATCCAATAACCCAACATATATCTCTCCAGTCTGAGTATTGAATAAACGAATCTTTCCGTCCCAATACTTGTTACGGTATTGAGGCATAAACTTTGCACCTGGTACATCAAAGGTAAATTGGTCTGCTAATTCGTAGTAGACGTGCGGTTCTGCTTTTACCTGAAGATATACTTCATTCTTTTTTGATATGATCAAATGGGACATTATCCATAAGTTTCACCTATGAATATTTATTCTCCCATCTTAAACGTATATTCCAGCATCAATCTTTCTAGAAAATCTTTCAGACCTTCTAATCTTTCTTTTTTGTCGGGACACGACACCCAGTTTTTAAGATGGAGACTTATCGATTCATGAATCTGCCTCACATCTTCAATACCCATGTCCATTGAAACAAAGGGCAAGTCTGGATTAAAATCTTGTTCGTAAAGATAGTCGTCATCCATTAGTTAAATCCTGCTTGGAAGCGATGCCACTCTATGGCATTTTTGATTTGAAAGGTCCTGTTAGAGATGGTCTTGATAATGTCTTCAAGAAAACGAAGCATCACATCATAATACCGAATCTTGATGTCAATCTTATTGAGTTTCTCATCGGCGTCCATATGCCTCTGTAAGGCGTCTTTGTCTCTTACCTTATATGGGAAAGGTTCTTGTTCATAAACCTCTGGATCTGCCTTTCCTGTGTAATAGTTATAACGTTCAAGTTTCACTCTATTGTAAGTTTCTCTTGCCCGTTCTTTCAACAACAAAATTGTATTGTAGATGGTATAATATTTCGAGTGAAGTTGTGGGATTTTAATTGACTCATCATGTAAGTTATCGGGATCAATGACTGAATCTCTCTGCCACATCTCCTGAATTTCATCTAAGTTCATAAGCGTGTTCTACCGTCAGCAGCTAGAATATTATACACAGTATACTTGAAAGAGACCTCTGCTGTAAAGTAGTTTACGTCAGTATCAGACGCTTCAAACTCCAAAGAAGTCAAATAAGTTGGGAACAAATCTTTAAATTTTACAATAGCAACATCTCTAAAATTGCTATTTAAAATGTGCAAACTTCCATCACTAAATTGTCTTTTTAAATCTCTCAGTCCATCTTCATCTGTTGTCAGATCTTTAAAATCTTGTGTGGTTTCTGGATATCCAAGACCAGTCAACCAATTGTGAATTGTCATATAGTTTTCCATGTTCTCATCAACCAAAAATCTCAAAGAAAAATCACCATATGACAGTTTATCTCCAGGAACATCCAAGTCTTTGAGGTATGATGGTTGGATTGCAGTTCCTAAATTAATCTCTGGTATTCTTGCAGAGTTGCAAAAAAATGATGCCTTTGGTTCTTTTGATAATGTAAACTTAAATCCAACAGGCGATAGAAAATTTCTATTGTCTATTTGATTTGGAAAACTAGTCGCCATTTTTATTTTTATTTAGATAAAAAAAGAGGGTCCAAAGGACCCTCTGAGAAACCTTGTGAAAATGGATCACATGAGGTTCAGAACACGTACTCTTCTGTAGTAACGGTTTCTGTTTGCGGTGACTGCGCTAGTTGGGCTTGAAGTAGCACCATCGTTTGCGAATGGGTTAGCAACAATGCCATAGCGAGTCTTAAAGCCGATCTTAGGCTGGAAGGTGTTCTCGCCAACGGCACGTACCATCTGCAGAGGAACGTATGGGCAATAGAACAGACCTGCATCATAAGGTGAAGAACCCTTATAACCAGCAACGTAGTACTGAGCACCGCCACCAGTTGCACCAGTGTTTGCCGAATAAGGATCGATGTAGACACGATACTTACCTTGCAGAACACCAGCGAAGGTATTGCCAGTGTCATCAACGTTGAGGTTAGCGTTGAGAGCAGGGGTGTAATCGAGTACACCAGCCATGGTCAGAGCGGAAGCAACATCTGCAGAGCAGAGAATCATGTTGCCCTTTCCTCTACGAGTTCTTTGTGCGATTGCGTTGGCATCGCGCTCGATTTGGAAGATCAGACCTTTGAACTTCTCAACAGACCAACGACCATTCGAGTCAACGTCGAGGTCGAAAGTACCAGCATTAGCGACGTTATCCTGAGCACCAGCTTCAGCAGCCTTATAGATGGTACGGATAACTTCACGGTTGATTTCAGCAAGGATCTCAGTTGACAGAATGTTTGCCAACTCAGCTTCTGCATTCAGACCGTGGATTGACTTAAGGTCCTGAGCGAGTTCTAAGGAGTACTCAGCCTTGAGTGCTCTTGACTGTGCAGTAACGGTGACCTTCTCGATCGAGAATGCCATCTCATTGAAGGCATTGTCGCCAGTTTCGCCAAGACGCTCAGCGTCTCCAGTCTGCATACCACCACCAGTGGTGTAGCTGCCAGAGTCGTTCAGAACAGCAGGGTTGTTCTCGGTCGCATCATTAACGGCGGTAGTACCAATACCCAGAACGTCGCCCATTCCTGTGGACTGAGCACCAGAGAAACGAGTATTTGCTTCATCGAACAGTGCTTCGTCTCCAGACTGTGTGGAGAACTTCGAACGCATTGCGAAGATAAGTCCAGTAGGACCGTTCATTGGTTGAACGCCTGCGAGGTCATAAGCGACCAGGTTAGGCATGGAGCGTCTGATCAGAGAGATCAGAACAGGATCGAAACCTGCTGTTGGGGAACTACTGCCGCCACCGAAACCACCCGAAGTGCCGGCGCTGGTGTTAGCATATGATGCCTCGGACAGGAACTCACGCTCTTCGCGGAGTGCCTTTTCTTGGTTCTCCAGGAGAACTGCGGTTACCATTCTCTTGTGAGCATCTTGGATGCCACCGAGACCCTCGTGATTGAGGATAGGTGCCCACTTCTCCTGCAGAGCTTCAGCGTTGAAAGCTTGCATTTGAATTTTACCTCTTAAAAGTTTTAGTTTGACTTATAATCTAAAAATCACTTTTTAGAAACTCTGGTCAGAGTGCTGAGATACGACTCCATCAAACCAGTAGCTGGTTGTGAGGAGGTCTCAGTATTCTCAGAAATGTTCTCTGAGTTGTCTCTTTGAGTACCGGCGTTTGCTGGGAAATAAGAATTTCTCAGAGTTACCAGTTTCTCACGATAGGTGTCTTCACTATCAAACTCAACATTTTCGGCAAGAGAAGCGAGTTTTTCCTTCTGTGAAAGTGCCAGACCTTCGCAGACCTCGGAGAAGATTACATCAGCAACCGACTCAGCTAATCTTTGT